GGGCACAGCCAACCCTGGCATCGTTTCAGGTGCGCCAGCCTCAGCAGGGGTGGCCTGTCGTTCCTGTGCACGTTTCTGCGCCGCCTGAATAGCCTCCGGCAACGTCATCTTGTTCGACTGCACCATACTTGCGATAAACGCAAGGTCATCAGGCTGGTATGGGCCGTTCGGGTCCGCAGCCTGAGCCTGGATACTGTTCAACAAGGCAGACTCAATAGCTTCTGCAACGATACGGTCCTTTTCCAACTCGGGGTCAGAGATGAGCGGGTCTGCTTCACGGGCAGATTCTTTAGACATCAAACCCGTGCCGAGACGCTGACCCAACCCGACAATCAGGGCGTTCACATCGGAACCCGACGCGGGATATGACACGTAATGAAAATCTGTTTCCCACAACTTGTTGGGGGTGTAGTCAATGATTCCGCCAGCGCGTGAACCTATCCAAAACGATTTGGGTTTGCTGCCCCAATATGCGTTTTCGATAGCTATGGCAATTTTGTCTTCCTCGACCAATGATGAGGAAAACAAATCTTGTGCTTCTTGAACGCGGAAATCGACTGTGGCCGACAAGATTGATTCACCTCGGCGGCCCGTGCGGATGTTGGTGCCAGATTCTCCACCAAATTCAGCAGGGATTGCACCCTCAAGTCGTTCCTGCCGTTCAAGCCGGTCAAGAGCAACATCAGTTTTGTAACCTGGGTTGAGTTGAAGTTGTTGAATGTCGCCGCCTTTGACAACACCCAGCTGGCCTGTTTTGCCGTCGGCAATTTGGATAATCTCAGGGTTTTCTCCGATTCTTGCGACGAGATATTCGTCGGGGAATATTCCGCGTTCAATCGCTATTTCGGTCAACGCCTGCAAACGGGCACGGGTGTAATACATTCCGAGCAGGCCGTCGAACTGTCCTCTGGGTTTGTCAAGGGTGATGCGTTGCGGCATGACAACCAGCGGCATCCCGGTGCGGTTCGGGACCCGTGATAGTTCAACAACGAACGCGCCCTGATAGGTTTCGCCGCTGTTCGGGTTGCGGTCTTTTTCTGTTCCGAGCACACACGTGACAACTTCGTTGTCGCAAACATATTCGAGGATGGTAAACAGAGAATCTGCTGACGGTTCACCCACTTTGAGCCGCCCGTTGATTTGTTCACCGTAGTTTTGTGTTACCCACCGGTACGTCCGATGGTAGGTGAAAATGCAGTTGTCGGGGACGGGGTTGTCTAGTTCGGTGACTGGTGATGGGAAAGTGTCTAGGGGGTTCCGCAGATGCCACTCTGGGAGACGTTTATCGATGTTTGGTTTGATGTAGACCGGGCTGCAAGCGTAGGCCAGGAGGTGTCGTGCGCGGCGACGCATCTTCTGGTTCATTCTGTTTTGGTCCCAAATAGCGAGCAGTGCGCGTTTGCGGTCGCGGGCTAGTTTCATGCTGCGGTCGTTGCCGTCGCGCAATGCCGGGAAGTATGGCGCGGGCATGGTTGATGCGACACGCATACTCATCTGGTCCAAACCTTGTACGAGAAGATTGGCAACGGATGCTTTAGCGGAACGGTCTAGTTCGTTGAGCGGTACAACAATGTCCCCGTTTGCTAGTTTGCGCACTTCGCGCATCTGCTGCAAAAGCGGGCCTTGTACCTCGAAACGCTCTTTATAGAGCGCAACAATTTCCTCAACTGTTTTCATCCACAAACCTCAACGCTCGCCACGGCTGACGTAAAAGATAACATATTCAGCTGCCAAGCAGCCATGATGGTCGCCACTGGCGGGGCGGGGCTTTCAACGTGTTCAGGTTCGGCAGGTTAAGCACAGCCATCCAAAGGGCCATCACGATGTCGGTACCGTTCTTTTTATCCCTAGTCCATTTGCATAGTTCGTCCACCGCAGCAAGGGTTTTCCAGTTGCCGCGCATCGACGGGAACCGCATAGCCCCGGTGCGGATAAGCGGCGGCAACAAAGCCTCCACACCCAAATTTTCGTCAAGTTTGTTGCGGGCCGTGGTGTGCGGCACAACATTGACCATATGCAGGGATTGCCAACGTCTAACAAAATCGTGCGCCAACAGGAACCGTTGGGCGGCGTTGATTTCCACAACCCAATGCGAAATCGGGTAGCCGAGCGACAACGACCGGTTCTGCCATTCCTCCATCATCCCCGAATATGTGCCGGTCATCGTGTTGAACCCCAAAAGGTCCTCAGCGGTCAGTTTTGTCCGCTCAACATCAATAATGTGATACAGATTCAACTCGGGTTGATACAACATCCATGTCAAAGCCCAAAACTGGGTTGGGGACGGGTCAACGGAACAAATAGACATGATTGGTGGCGACAAACCGACCGGTATTTGACCAGGTAGACGGTTATTGTCCACACAACCCTGATACAGCACCCCATCATCGCCCATGCCGCCGGTCAGCATCGTCCGCGAAACCAGATACGACTCGTCTGCCGCGTCCTCCTGCTGATACACCACCCGAAAAGTTGTCGGATTCGAATAACGGATGTATGACAAATCTTTCCAAGAAAGTCGCACAGGTTCCAAAAGAGGCCCATCAGGGTAGGGTTTAGCTTTCTGAGAACGCGATTCTTTCCCCGAATCCAACTCCTGATAGTACGCCTTGTAGACAATATGATGATATTTCTGTGTTTTGAGAGGCTGCGCAGACACATCTTCAACATATTCAACATCTGCGCCGTCATATTCGTCTTCATCTTCATATGAGATTTTAGACAGACAGTGCGCGTACAAGTCACCTGGCCCCAACCGCTGACCGATAACTGCGAGAAGTCCACCTGGGTCAACTCGGGCTTCAGCCATCGAGTCCCACCGTTCCAAAAGTTTGTCTCTGGAGGTTGATTCACGCGAATTTTCGGTTGAGGCAACATCGTCAAAGAGGCAAAGGTCGGCGCGGTGGCCAATAAACTCTGCGTCGATACCGTAAGCGCGGACTGTCGGTTCTTTATTGTCCAAATTCCCTGGAATGTCTTGTTCAACGATGAACTCGTCGGCCCGCCACAAGGCACCGGACGAAGCTGGTCTGAATCTCCCATAATCGATACTCAAACAACCTTTCGCATTTACTGCTAAACCCTTTTTCACCAGTTCCACATCAGGTTCAAGAGGTGTGGGCCGCTCCAAAGTTTCACGGATACGCCTCGAATACATCTTCGCCAAAGCCTGCGAAATAGAACCGTACAGCACCCGGATGCCACGGTTCCTCACAATGCACCAAACCGCAACATCGTGAAACAAAGTTGACTTACCCGAACCAGGAGGACAATTCAAAACAAGAAACTGTTTCTCAGCAGACTCCAAATAGTTGACAATCCGATACGCGGCCTCAACCTGCCACGGCGAAGGCACCCGACCCAAATAATATGAACGGAAAAACTCGAAATCCTGCAACCCTTTCCTAGCTTCGGGACACAACCGGTCATGCGGGATAGCTGGCGGTAACTCCAAAGAATCCGCCAACAACCTCATCGAATCGTTCTGAACACCACCCTGATTCTTACGATGCTGCTTCCCCTCAATCTGCGCCAACTCCAACGCAGCTTTGGCTTCATTGCGTTTCTTCTCCCACCTCGTTGCAGTATTGATGTGAATACCAGCAACCCGCGAAGCGTCCTTCATCGTCATCCCCGCGTGACGTGAAGCCCAATATCGCGCCTTGTCAGCTTCAGAGATAGCCCTGTTTGACCCCAACGGGTGCCCTATCTACTTTTTTTTGTTTTTGGAATCTTTAACAATTTTAGCTGTGGCGGCTGTCGCGCCGATACTTTTTGCAGTGGAACCAGCTTTCCGTATCACTGCCCGTGTCTGACCAGCCACAATGCGACCAGTACGACCTGCTATACGCTCAGCGTTTGCAGTCAAGTTTGCCATACGTGCCGCCTGTTGCGCTTCTGTACCAATACGAGTAGAACGCAAATTTGGCCCCATCGGTGTCATAGTGCGCGAAACTTTTCCGCCTTTTCCTGATGCACTTAAACCTTTTGACGCTGCACGGAAAGCAGCATCGTCTGCCATACCGCCAACTTTGCCAGCGGCCCATCTAGAAAACTGGCCGGATGAAGGAGTAAATGTAATAGCTAACAATGCTTTAGCCACATTGGACGCTTTGGTCGGCTGAGACAACTTCAGGCTTGTACCAAGTGGCGAGCCAGAACCAGCAAAGCCTTTACCGGCCTGCTTCACAGGAACATTCTTTCCGGTGTACTGCGGATTCTTGTTCGCTTTCGCTGTCGCAGTTTTATCCGCAGCAGACTGCTTCGTCGGCTTCCCAACCTTCGCTGTCGGTTTCGGTCCGGGCTTCAGCGTCGGCAATTTCGGTCCAGCCGACTTCTTCTTGCCACCACCACCATCGCGTACTGCCATAGTTGCAAACAATAACACAGTCTGCTATTCTTCAAAACCAATCGAGCAAGACCTCACCGTCGGGAGACAGGCGAGGCAAGCAAGACCCTTACCCCACTATTCTAAGCATGGGCTGTGGGACGGGTAAATGTGGCCGGTAACGGGGACCGACCCCCCATGCAAAACGCCTCTACATGAGCCAAGTACAATCACTACGGAACGGCAGCGTGTAGAGATACGTAGGGTGAAGAAAAAGAAACAACAGGTGTCGGCTAAAAGACTCGGCTAACGGCCACCTGGTACCAACACGGTACCGAAGCGTGGGGGGAGCTGAAAGCCGTTCCGTCGCACAACTACCCGAACAG